GGCTGAGTTTAACGACTGCTACGGCTTGCGCGAGTTTTTCCCGACGCCTGAGCCTCTCCGCTCCGTTCGCCGCACCGATACGATGCTGCCCGTCCCTGAGTACTGTATGTATCAGGATCAGGCGCGGGAATTGGATGACGTGACGGCGCGCATTGATGCGCTGGTTGCGCAGGTTAAGGTGGCGGGGTTCTATGACGCGAGCGTGGGGCAAATCCCGGACGTGATGCGGGCGGAAAACAAGCTGATCCCCATCGAAAACTGGGCTTCCCTAGTCGAACGCGGCGGCATTGACGGCGCCGTGTCCTGGGTGCCCATCGAACAGGCCGTCAAAGCGGTAGCCGTGCTGTATCAGCAGCGGGATGCCCTGCTCAACACGATTTATCAGATCATCGGCATCAGCGACATCGCGCGCGGCGCCTCTGACCCCCGCGAAACTGCCACGGCGCAGCACATAAAGGGCCAATACGGCAGTCTGCGTCTCCAGCCCCGGCAGCGCGCCCTGCAGTGTTATCTGCGAGACTGCATGCGCTTGCAGGCCGAGCTTATCGCGGAGAAATTCGCCCCCGAAACCATCATTCAGGCATCGGCGGTCATGCTTGATGACGAGTCGATGATGTTATTGCGCGCCGATGCGCTGCGACGATTCAGCGTGGACATCGAAACCGATTCCACCATCGCGACCGATGACGCGCAGGATAAAGCGCAGGTCATCGAGATGTTTGGCGCCCTGGCGCAGTTCACGTCATCTGCCGCGCCCCTGCTGCAGTCCGGGATGGTGCCTCCGGAGGCGGTTAAAGAAATGGTGCTGTTTGGGCTGCGGAAGTTCAAGGCAGGGCGCGAGATTGAGGAGGCTTTTGAGGAGCCAGCGCAGCCGCAGCAACAGCAACCCGACGCGGACCCGATTGGGGCGGCAAAAGTCCAGGTTGAGCAATACAGAGCAGAAACCGAGCGCATGAAGCTGGAACTTGAGCGCATTATCGAGACGGCCAAGCTCGACCAGAAATCTGCCGAAGCACTATTGAAGGCGGAAGCTAATCAGCGCGCGGCGCAGCAGGCTGCATTACAGGGAGCGATTGATGGCTAGGTGGGTGCAAGACCCCGAGACGCTCAAACTGGTGCCCCGAGGCGAGTACTACGCCCGCAAAGCAGCGGCCCAGGCGCCCTACATCCAGCCAGACCTCGCGCCCTACAAGAACATGATCGACTTCACGATGGTAGACGGGCGCAAAGCGCACCGCGAGTTTCTGGCGCGCAATGGCGTGCAGGTAGTCGAGGACACCCCTTCCTGGCTGAAGGAAAAAGCGTACAATGAACGGCACCGAAACCCCCGAGGGGGTTGACGCACCGGCACCGGACCTAAGCGTTCGGGCCGAGATTGAGCGGGTCATGGCGGACCTCGAGGGGCCACCGCCTGATGACACCGCATCCACAGGGCAGGATAGTGCACCGGATTCCACGGCCAGCACGACGCCTGTCGGCACGCGCCCGCCCGTTACGTGGACGAATGAGGCGCAGGCCGCTTGGAATTCGCTACCTGAGCAGGTGCGGCTTGAAGTCGCGCGCCGGGAAAGCGAAATTCAGGCAAAACTAACCGAAACCGACCAGGCCCGCAAGTTAGCGGACGGCCTCACCCACTACACGCAAGCGATTGCGCAGGCAGGCTACGAACCTGCGGCGTATATCAACAACGTGTTGGGGTGGGCGGATGCACTGCGCGGACAGCCGGGACAGGCGCTCATGGCCCTGTCTCAGCAGTACGTGCAGGACGCCGCCACGGCTAAGCAGCTGGTGGAAGCGCTAAGCCAGCGCTTTAATCTGGATGGTTTCGGGGATTGGTCTGAGCCTAGACAGCAGCAGGACAATTCGGCACTGCTTTCGCTTGAGCAGCGCTTGCGCAGTCAGGAAGTAGCCGCGGCGCGGCGCGAATGGCAGGACTTCACGGCCAGCCATCCCGATGCGGTGGGGTTGCAGGAAAAGATCGCAGCGGAGATCGCGGCCAATCCGGCCCTGAGTTTCGCGGCGGCGTATGAACGGGCGCGGTGGTTAGATCCACAGGCCCGCGAGAAACTCCTGGCCGAGCAGGCGACAGCAAAGGCGAAAGAGGCGCGGGCAAAGTCAGCGCAGGCGGCGGGGCGGGTACTGCCTCGCGGTCGGAGTGCGGACAGCGTGGCGCCGGTGGGTAGTGTGCGCGAAACGATTGATGCTGTGTGGGCGAAGGCTGGGATGCGGGAGTAAGTAAATGCCAGCGAATACAACCTATACAGAAATCGTCACGACGACGCTAGAGAACCGCTCCAGGATCATTGCCGACAACGTGTCCAACAGCAACGCGCTATTGATGAAAATCAGTGAGCGCGGCAACGTGAAACCGGCGGACGGTGGGCGCACCATCGTGCAGGAACTCGACTACGCCGAAAACGCGACCTTCATGTATTACTCTGGCTACGAGGCATGGAGCCTCACGCCGTCCGATGTGATCTCGGCGGCGGAATTTGAGTGGAAGCAGGCCGTTGTAGTGGTTTCAATGAGCGGTCTGGAAATTGAAGTGCAGAACAGCGGCCCTAGTGCGGTAAAAAGCCTGATCGATGCGCGCGTCACAAATGCGGAACGCACGATGCGGAATAAAATATCGGAAGGGGTCTATTCCGACGGCACCGGCAGTGCGGGGAAGCAAATCACCGGGCTACAGGCTACCGTTGCAGATGCCAACACCACGGGTTTTACAGGCGTGGGCACGGTGGGCGGCATCAACGCCAGCACGTCGAGCTTTTGGGCCAATTTCGTGTATGACAGCAGCGCCACAAACGGCGCTGCTATGTCTGCTACGAATATCTTGCAATCCATGCAACGCACGTACATAAACCTGACGCGCGGCGCCGATCACCCGGACATTGCGGTGGCCGATGGGAACTACTACGGCTTTTTCTGGAACTCGCTTACCGCGATCCAGCGAATCAACGCCCCGGGCGAAGGAAAAGCGGGTTTCGATGCCCTCAAATTTGCAGGCGCGGACGTGTACTACGACGGCGACTCGGGCCTCCCGGCAAATCACATGTACATGCTGAACACGAATTACCTGTTCTGGCGTCCTCATCCGGCCCGGAACATGGTGCCGCTGCGGTCGCGTGACAGCCTGAATCAGGACGCCACGATCGTGCCGCTGGTATTCGCCGGTAACCTGACCTGCAGCAATCGCGCACTGCAGGGCGTGCTGAAGGAGTAACACGATGGCTGCAATTCTGACGGGCATTGACCCATACGCCGCGTGGACGACCACGCGCAACCACGCGCTCGGCACCACCGGAATCGTCATGGACGTGTACGGCGCATCTACGTGGAAATACGTCAAGCTACGCAACGAGACGGCAACGGTAGCAGTGGCTGGAACCACTGTCGGAGGGCTTGGACAGCTGCGCAATGAAGGCGATTTTTTGGCCTATCTGGTGGCGCCTGAAATCAAGACCAGCGGCACCACGCCTTCGTTGGCGACGGTAGGCGGCGCTTATGACGAGTACAACACAGTCGTTTCTGACTTCACTGATGCTGAGACGATCCCAGTCTGTGCGGGTGCGGCGTTTGTGAGCATACCGGGCGTGCTCGCGACTCAGTACTACGGATGGATCATGATCGAAGGCTTCATGACTTCGCGCTTAGCCTTGGGCGGCGCAACGAACAACGCAAACCTGATGTGCAGCACGACGGACTTGAGCTTGACCGTCTCCCCCGGCGGCACGTCTGCGGCTGCAGCGCAGAACCCGATTTGCGGCGTCGCCATTGTGGCAGCTACCAAAAATCTGCGGCTTCGTTGCTTCCGGTGATTCTTGTTCCTTGACGTCCACTCCTCATGCGCCCGGTCAGTCCGGGCGCCTTTTTAAGGGCTACTTATGAACATCGATCATAACTTTGAGGTCATGATCCAACAAGCGGACGTCAGCCGACTAGGCGCCAACGCCGCGACAAAAGGGGTGATCAAGGCCACTGACGGCTGCATCCCGATCTTTCACAAGCGGGACTCTCTGGACGAGCGCGCGAGCGAAGAGCAGGGACGCCCGATCTATCGTAGCGAAGACTGGCTGGAAATTATCAGCCCAGGATCAAAAGACCGACCCTTGCGCCCCGCCAGCCCGGCGGATAAAGTGAAATACGCCGAGCAGTGGGAATCGTATAAGCGCGGTGATGCACGGGAGATTGCAGACGGCACCCCGATCACCGAATGGCAAGGCATCCCGCGCGCCCGCGCGATGGAACTGCGCGCTTTAGGCATCTACACAGTAGAGCAGTTAGCGCAAGCCCCCGACACCGCACTGGCCCGCATCGGCATGGAATCCCGCGCCCTGCAAAACGCCGCGCGCAAGTTTGTATCCGATGAAACAGACCTGTCTCTGGAGCGCAAACTGCGCGCCGAAGCAGACGCACGCGCTGCCGAGCAGCAGGCCACCATTGAGGAACTGACCCGCCGCCTGGCGGCACTGGAGGCGGGCAATGCCGCAAACCGTACTGCAGACAGCACAAGCGGTCGCGCGCGCGGTCGGGATTGAAGCCCCGACCTCGCTGGTCGCCAACACCGATGACACCGCACAGCGCATGCTGCAAGCGGTGCGTGACGCGGGGCGGCACCTGTGCCGTCGCGACTGGGCACGCCTGACCTACCAGCACAGTTTCACGACCAGCGCAGGGATCACGCAGTACGCCCTACCCGCGACGCCCCGGTGGCACCATATGCTGCCCGGCACTGCCTGGGACCGCACTAACACCAGCAAGATGAGCGGCCCTCTAACGTCAGTGCAATGGCAGGGCGAACTAGGCTACGGCCTGGCGGGCACGTTCTGGGCGCGCCCGTGGTCGCTGCGAGCGGATGGCAATCGCACCCGCGTATTCGCGCTGGTAGACGACCCCGGCGGGGCCTATACCATCGCGTACGATTACGTGACCGACGAGTGGCTATGGGATGGCGTGGCCGTGTACTACGCCGACATTAACGCGGACTCGTATCAACCCGTGTTCGATGAGTTGCTGATGGAAGCGGCGACCAAGTGGCGCCTGCTGCGCGCCCTCGGGCTGGACTGGCAGAGCGACCAGGCGGAAGCGGCGGGCCTCGAGGCGCAGCTGTACGCGCAGGAGCGGGGGCGTCCGATCACGCTCGGGACCGACGTGCTGACCTGGGGCTATAACGCACCGGAGTATGGTTTTGGCTAACACTGTCAGTGCCACCGGCCCGGTGGGCGGTTGGAACACGCGGGACGCCATCGACTCGATGCCAGCCGAAGATGCGATCCAACTGGATAACGTGTTCCCCGGCGTGGGCAAGGTGTCAGTGCGCGGCGGTTACGAGGATTACTGCGTCAGCGGCATCGGGTCGGATAACGTGGAAACGATGTGCAGCCTCAAGTCCGGGGCCACTGAATTATTCATCGTGGCTACGGACAATAAGTGGTGGGAGATTACCAGCCCAGGCTCGCCCGCCGATCGCACCGGCGCCGCGACCATCACCCTGGACCAGTGGCAGACCACGGTATTCGCCGACAGCAGCGCACCCACCACCCCCACCCTATTGATGGTTAACGGCACGGACGCCCCACTTAAGTGGACAGGCAGCGGCAACGTGGCCAACTGGGTGCCCACTGGCCCCACGATTGCCAACCTTATTGGCATCCATAGCTTCAAAAACCGCGTTTACGTATGGGAAAAGTTTTCGCGGGACTTCTGGTACGGAGACCCCAACGTCATCCCAGGCGCCCTCACCCGCTTCCCGCTTTCAGGCATTCGCGGTGCACAGGGCAACCTGCTATTCATGGAGACTTGGACCCGTGACGGCGGCGCGGGGCCAGACGATTACGCGGTTTTCGTAACCGACGCGGGCTGGTGTATTATTTATGCAGGATACTGGCCCGGCGGCGGGGACGCGACGTGGAGTTTGGTCGGCGTCTACCAGATAGCCCGCCCGCTGAGTATCCGAGCGCATGCCCAAGTGCTCGGGGATGTGCTGATTGCCACCGATACCGATTATGTCCTGCTGTCGGAGGCTATCCAGCAGGCTGGCGTAGTAACGCAAGCCAGCAAATTGGCAGGGGCAATCCGTACCGCCGCCGCGGCGTATCGCACGAACTACGGCTGGGAATTGTGCGTATATCCTCGCGGCAACTACGTATTATCGAATATCCCGCTGCAAGCGAATACGCAATACGAGCAGCACATCATCAACATCCAGACGCGCGCCGCCTGTAAATACACCGGCTGGAATTTCCGCACCTATTGCGTGTTCGGGGGCAACCTGTACGGCAGCACCAGCGGCAAAGTGTACAGGCTGGAAATCGGACGCAGCGACGACTCGAGCAACACGGCGACCGCGATCAAGGCGCGGGTGAAAACGGCATTTAACGACTTGGGCGCCCCCGGCAAACTGAAGCACGTAACTGCCATACGCCCACTGCTCCGCGTGTCCGGCACCCTGACGGCAGGCTGGCGCCTTGTGACTGACTTTCAGGACGTGGACGCGCCTATTGTGGCCTCTACTGGCAGCGCGGCCACGCTGCCCGTATGGGATACTGCCGCTTGGGACACAGCCTATTGGTCCCTAGAAGCAACCGCGATCACAATACGAACCTGGAAAACCTACGCCGGACGCGGCACGCATTTCTCGGTTGAAATGTCATGCGATATCAAGAATCAGGCGCTCGAATGGCTCTCGACCGACTACCTGGGCGACATGGCGGCACGCGTGTAGGCGCGCTGTTGCTAGGGTGTGACGAGTGGGTAACTGATTTTGTCGCGGAGCGCATCGGCATCGAGGCGGTGGACTTTGGGCCGTGCACCGCCATCGGCGTGGTGCGGGGCGGGGCGGTAGTGGCGGGCGTGGTGTATCATGAGTGGCGGGAGCAGCAGCAGGTGGTGGAAATGTCGGTAGCCGCCGACACGCCCCGCTGGGCGTCCCCGGATACGATTGCGTCCCTGCTGTCCTATCCTTTCTTGCAGTTAGGGTGCAGGCGGATAGGATCACGCGTGCGGTCGGACAATGAGCGCAGCCTGCGGTTTACGCAGGGATTGGGATTCCTGGTGGAGGGGATCCTGGCTGACTGGTACGCGCCCGGGATAGATTGCATTATGATGGTGATGCAGAAAGCGGTGTGGAGGGACAGTCCGTATGGGCAAGGCTAAGGCTCCCAAGCTCCCAAAGGCGCCGAGCGCACAGCAGCTCATTGCGCAGCAGGCGCAGTCCAATCGCATCGATCAGACTACCCCGTTTGGGTCCGTCACCTACAGCGGCCCGATGCGGAGCAATTTGTCCTACAACCTGTCCCCGCAGTTCCAGGCATTGCTCGATGCACAAACGGCATTCGGCGCCAATGCCGCACAGCGCGGTAACCAATTCCTGTCCGGCACGACGTTCAATCCCGCAGTGCCGCAGGACACGGCGGCGGTAGGGCGGGCATTGTTCGACCTGGGCGCCTCACGGGCGTTACCGCAATTTCAGCAAGACCGGCGGGAAATCCAGGAGCGCCTCAACGCCAGCGGGAATCCCGCATTTGGCTATGACCTCGCCCCCGGTGCTGTCAGCGAGCTAACGCTGGCCGACCGGGCGCGGTCGAATTTCCTGTCTGACCTTGCCCTGCAGTCTCAGATTGCCGCGACGCAGCAGCGGGGCGAACTATTGAACCAAGACATCCTCGCCAACCAGGGCAACGCCCAGCTGGCGGCACTGCTTGGCGGCGCGTCACCAGTGCAGGTGCCGGGGCTGGATGCTTTCTATGGCCCATCGACTATCGACACTATTGGCGCCGCGCAGACCGAGTACAACGCCAAGCTACAGCGCGCGCAGGAAAAGCAGCGGCAGCGCACTAGCTTTTTCGGTGGCCTGTTTGACCTGGGCACTGCCGCCATGAGTTTCTATAAACCGGCGTTCGGGATGTCGATGGCAGGCATTCGTGGGATAGGCTCTAATTTAGAGTTGGGAATCTGATGGCCCTCACCCTTGGCGCCAGTGGCCAGACATACGGGAATTATCCGGTAGATCCGCGCGTCGCCCTGCTCCAGGCGCAGGCATACCGGCAGGAGCCCATTGAGGGGCCGACGCAATTACTCGGGCGGCTGGGGCTGGCAGCAGCAAGCCAGTACCACCAGCGAAGCTTTGAGGAGCAGGTGGCGCAGGCGCGCAGCCAGTTCGCGCAGGGCATCCAATCTCCCGACATCAACGCCCGTTACGCTGCCGTGTCGGCGGGACTGTCCAGCCGAGATCCGGCCATCGTGGCCGCGAGCGGCGCCCTGCTGCCCACGCTCCAGCAGGAGGATAAGCTAGTAAGCACACCCGGCGGCGGCACTACGGTAGTGCCAACGATGGGCGGGCGCGTGGTAGGCGCCCCGCAGCAACTAGTCCAGGGCCGCGCAACGGCGCCAAACCTGCTGACGTTCAAGGATGGCGAGAATGAGCGCACGTTGATGTTCGACCCGAACAGCGGCCAGCTGGTGGACATTGCCACGGCGCCTCGCGAAACACTCCAGCGTATTCTGCCACCTGAGGTGTTTCAGCAGCAGATTGAATTAAAGCAGGCCAGCGGGAAAGCGCAGGGCGAGGCATTGGGCCAAGTGGTGACCGAGACGCAGGCGAAAGCAGGCGCGCAGGCGGCGGGTGGATTCACGGGCAAGCTGGAAGCTGTGATCGCATTCCAGCAACCTATATTCCTGGCGGCTGAGCAGGAACTGATCGAAGCCACCAAGGCCCTGATTGCCAACCCGACCAGTTACGAAGCCGCGCAGGATTACGAAGCGGCGCGCGCGTCCTATGGCAACGCCCTGGCGAAGATGCGCGATCCTATGGAAGCGGTGACGGCTGACGCTACGGTGGCTGCGACTAAATCGCTGCCGGATGCGGCCAAGGTGGCATTGGCGGGCAAGCTGGAATCTAACCCTGTCATGCGGGTGCTTGATACGAATTACACCGGACTGGCGGGCAAGGTGCCCAAGCGTGAGCGGTTAAGCATGCGCCCAGGCGGCAAACAGGGCGCGGCCCCGCAGATGACCATAGATCCATCGAAGCTATCACCCGCAGAACGTCAGCGGCTTATTGAGCTATTGCAGAAGCCCTAATGGCACGCACCGCCGCAGAAGAAGCCGAACTGCAAGCGCTGCTAGCCAAAGCAGGCGCAGTGCAGAAGGGCGCGTCTGGCGATTGGCAGGCTGCGCCCGAGACCGGCCCGCATCAGTTCGACGCCGCGCAGATGGTCATGAATATCCCAGGCTCGGCGGCGCAGTTTGCCAGGGATGCGGTGCAGCCAATTCTGCATCCTGTCGAAACGGCGCGGGGCTTGTATAACCTGGGGGCGGGGATTGTGGCGAAGATGATCCCCGGCAAGCAGCAGCAGGAAGTGTATGCCGACGCGATGGGTACCATGCTGTACGAACGCTACGGCACCCTCGATAACTTCAAGCGCACCCTGGAGCGTGACCCCGTGGGCGTGCTGGGGGATGTGTCGGCGGTGCTGGGCATTGGCGGTGCTTCCCTTGGGCGCCTGCCGGGCAGGCTCGGGCGCGCTGCCAGGGACGCGCAGCGGGCGGGCACGATCATAGATCCGGCCAATATCGCGTTTCAGGCGGGCACGTCCGCCGTGGCGCGTATCCCCGGCGCGAGAAATCTGCCCGCGCGCATGTACGAAAGCGCCGCCAAGTTCCGCACCGGTTGGGATTCATCCAATACCACGCAAGCCGCCGCCGAGCGGGTACGCAACACCCAGACAGCATTACGCGAAGGCATTGGCCTGACGGATGCGGGGCGCGGACGAGTGGCGCGGCTGATCGAGGGCTTAAGCCAGCAGGTGGATGACATCATCGACAATGCGACGATGGCGGGCGTCCGCATTAGGACCGCAGACATTCTGCAATCCCTGCGCAACGCCCGCAGGGAGTTGGACGTGATGGGCGACCCTGGCACGCCCCGAGCGTTGCGCCAGTTTGATGCCGCCGAACGGGCCTTTATGGAATCCATAGGCGGCACTTTCCACCGCAGGAGTGGGCGATGGTACGGCTACCAGGGGAGCCTATCGCCGTCGGAGGCGCAGGCCGCGAAGAAAAGCATAGGCCAGCGCATGAACTGGCGCGCCCTGCCGGGCAGTGGGACGCAGGAGCGGCAAGCGGCCGAGCAGGCCATCCGCCGTGCGCACAGGACGGCGCTGGAGCAGATAGATCCACGGGTGCAGGCTTTGAATTCGCGACTGTCAGACCTGATGGAATTGCAGCAGCCGCAAGCGCAGTCCGCCAGCCGCGCCGCCAACCGGAACCTGTTTAGCATGAATAGCGCCATCGGGCTGGGCGTGCCCACGATGGTGGGCAGTGCGTTGGGAATGCCTAGTGTGGGCGTGGCGCTGGGCGTGGGCACCTCGGTGGTTACGGACCCGCGCGTGCAGGCGCAGATAGCCATCACGATGCACCGCCTAGATCGGAAG